ACGGCAACAGGCAATAATAAGCCGTCTTGGTTTTCCCACATGACTTCCAAGGCTTGGTAGCCGAATAAAGTGGCATCTAAAATTTGGTTGATGATTTGGCTCACCGGCAAGCGGTCGAAAAGTGCGGTCAAAATCTCGTCCGTTTTTTCGTTACCGGTTGGGGTAATGCGCCATTCAAGCCCTTTGATTGCCGCCTTACGTCTGCGTACACAACCACCCACGTGGCTATCGGATAGGATTTCGCGGTAAGCCGAAATGTCTTTGCCCATTTTTTTCAAAACAGGATCAGGGTTAGGCAAATAGTGCATAAACGACCAGAAGTCGATAGCTTTGGCACGGGTGGCGATAACGCCGATTAAATCTTGTTTCTTCGCTGTCATATTTAATATCCTTGGGTCATTTTGCGACTGGCGCGCGGTTTACGGCTGTGTGCCATTACAGGTTGCATAACGGCTTCCTCAGCTGAAGTTAAAGCCAAGAAGCACGCCCACGTGCGGTCTGCGTGTCCGTTGCTGTCGCTTTCTGCGGTAAAGCGTGGCTGACCGTTTGAACTGGTCACTTTTTTGAGTTTGTGTAAATCTTCACGCAAATCGCTATTGCCTTGCGGAATGCGAATTTTGCGGTCTTCAAAGGCTGTTTTACCAATCGTCGCCATTTTGAGTTTGGTGGATACGTTAAAGAGCGTGCCTTGAATACGTTTACCGTGTTCATACTGCGCATCTTCCACCATTTTTTCACCCATTCCGGTTTGGTCGAGATTACCGCCCACAACGTGATATTGTTTCATCACTCGGTTGAGTTCTTCCAACTGCTCGCGCAATGGCACGCGTTTGAGTGTAATTAGCTCACGCGTCCAATAAATATCGCCGACCAACTCCAACACCCAAATGACGGTTAAGTCGCCACGCGCGGCAATATCCATCCCCACAAAACACGAGCCACCTTGATAGAGTTCAGGCTTGCCTGCGTCGGGGTGTTCCACGCCGTCGATAAGGTCGTAAGAAAGCCATGCACTTGCTTCGTCTAACCACTTGAGTTCGAACTCTTGCGCCCAAGCGTCTTCATCATTTAAACCACGACGAAGCTGTTCAACATCACGCGGCAATCCGTCAGCAACCGCCTGGTAAATATCAACTGTGTGGCGAGACCATTCTGTGTTATTGATATCGGTCATTAATTCGTAAAACTTATTCCCCTTGCCGTTTGGTGTTGATACCACACGCAATTTCCATCCGGCAGAGATTACCGGAAATAATGCTTTCCAAATTTCGCGGCTATCCGCATGGAAGGCAAACTCATCTAGGAATACATTCGCTGAGAAACCACGAGCAGTATCAGGGTTGGCGGGGAGCGCGGTGATTTTTGAGCCACCAGGAAAAACAACTTCGAGCGCGTTGATTGTTGAATTAAAAGGCACTTCCAATACTTCACAAACCATCCCTAACGCTTCAAGGTGGCGTTTTACCCCTTCGTTCATCGCTTCTTTTGCCTGGCGCTCCCCGCGAGATAAAATAACCCAGCGCGTGCGTTCACCCTTGGCTTCTGCCGCTAAACAATCCATCACAATTTCAAAGGTGGTCGTAAATGTTTTACCCGTCTGACGAGCAAACATAGCCACCTTGAACCGACTTTTATCATTTAGCCAGTTTTTTTGATAGTTATAGAGAACGGTTTTATTCGATGCCATAAACTGCTTTTACCATTTTTTGCACATCTTCAAGACTCACGCCTTGTTCTTTCCCTACTTCTTCCACTGCTTCTGCAGCACGCTTAATAGTTTCCTGGCGTATTGCTTGCTCACGTTTAAAACTTAAACTTTCAGCCTGTTCTAAGCGTTGAATAGCAGACGATAATAATGCAAGGTCTTTTGGTTCGGCCTGGCCGTTTTCACTCATGCCGATAGAGGTTTCAAAGGCAAGATTCTTCACGATTTCCATGAGCAGTTTGCCAATATCGCTTTGTGGGGCCTCGCCGAATTGCTTCGTCCAAATCTCAGCGACTTCACGTGCATTGCGAATTTTGCTCGCCATTTGTTCCATGCGGCTGGCGTAACGGTTAAGACCTGTTCGGCTTAATTGATAGCTGTCATCTAACCCGCAATCACGGATCAGGTCATTAATCTCTTCAAGGATTTGCGCTTGTGAAAGGTGTTTGTCCCGCAACATCATTGCCAGTTGGGTTTTGATATTAGGTGGAAGCAAGTCCACTTTGCTTGCACGGCCGCGTGTATTTTTATCGGTCATTTAAACCTCCTTTAAATTGGGTTTAAATCTTTGGACTTGGCTTTTTTACGCCGTCCACAAAAGCGCGACCTTGTGCCACATCCAGCCCACGCTGCGTAATAGTAGCCACGAAGAAATCTTTGCCGTTATTGTTTAAACGAGCCAGCGTAATTAAGCCTTGCTCTTCAAGCCATAACAGGTGGTTTCGCACTAAGTCTCGGCTAATATCGTGGCCATACATATCTAAGCAATCATTTAAAATGCTTTCATTGGCATCATAACCACACTCTTCAAGCGAGCGCAGAATAACCAATCTTTGATCTTTGGTGAAAATATCTTGGCGCATCATTCTTTATTTACCTCTTTTTCAATTAACAACTTCACTTGATGGTTAAGGCTGCCAATGTTGGTATTTAATACGTCGGTTTTGCCTTTCATTTCCGTCATTAATAAACGCAAATCGGCCACTTCTTTTGAAGTTGGCAGATGTCTTAATTCGCCTTTAACTTCCGATAGGCTTTTTTCGTTGTTTTCAATCGCCTTGCGCAAGTCTGACACATCGGTTTTGCGCGCGTATTTGCTGTCCATGGTCAACCAAAAATAAGTCCACACAGCCCCGCCAATCGCCACAACGATTGCCCAATGACGTTGGATAAACTCCAGTGTTTCTAGCATTATTTAGGTTCCTTCTTTTGGCAGATTTTTTCATAAGTCAAGTTATGATTAAGCACCTGCCGTTTGGTTTCTTCTGTATCTTTACGGCTTGGATAAATAAGACCGAACGCCGAACATCCGCTAGTCTTCACGGAAATAACCTTTTGACTGCAGCTGCTCATCAACAGACTTGCTAGACAAAGAGCGGTTAGTTTCAGTAATATTTTTTGCAGTGTTTGCATTTTCTAACTCCTGGGCGACTGCAGCCGCTTCACGTTTTACGAATTCAATCTCTTCTTGTTGCTTGCGAATTTTTGCCGCTTGCAAGCGGCTTTGAATAAATCCGCCAACCACAAGGGCAAGCACCGCACCGATAACATAAAGATTAATCACTGCTTTCTCCTTGTTGTCTGCGATTTTGCATTGCAGTGGCAAAGCCTTTGGTTGCCGCGCCACCGCCACAAAAGAGGGCAAATGTCGTGAATAGTTCTGGTACATAGGAGCGATTTAACCATACGCAAAACACCAAAATCCCTGCCATGAGAAGCGCTCCAAAGAACTGGATAAATGCTGTAGTCGACAGGCGACCATCGGCGTTAGTGATAAGCTGTGAAAACATTAGTAACTCCAATATAAGTAAAAACTTTG